CACGCCGTAGGCTAGCCCTACGAAAAATATCACGGCGGCGAATCCAATGCCACAGATTGCCAGGAAAACAACGCTCCATTCCAGTTCAATCCCAATCGTGAACCCATATCGGTCTATGCCGTTTTTGATGTCCCGCTGTGACATTACTGTACCTTTAGTGGAGTGTCCACTAGATTGTCCGTGATGCTTCTAGCTTTCACGGTGTCATTAAAGACTGCACTCGCTGAGTTGATACCACTTCCATCACCAAACTGGTTCGTGTTGCCCATCGTCAAGGTGCCGACTTTCAGGTAGTCAAAGTCCCAGGCTCCAACGGATGCGTCTACATCATCTACAATCAGCTCCCCGATGGTTGCCCCACTGTCACCGTTCAAATTTATGATGACACGGTCAACGGTGCTATTTTCTGCCACATAGGAACCGCTTCCCCGGTCACTATCTATAACCAGATGGCTGATGGTGGAATTGATGACTGAGGAATTAGTATGTCCATCCACATATGCTCCCAGATTGAGCGTCCCGACTTCCATGTTGGCCCAGTCCAGTGTCGGGGCCGAACTGTTCGTGATGGTGAATAGACCAACATTGACCCAAGCCCCGGTCACGCCGGTAGTTCTGGTTATCTCAAAGCTGTTCGTCAACCCAGATTTGCCCAGGTCAAGGTTCTTCAAATGCAGCTTGTCCAGGCGCACTCCATCTGCCAGGTTTATCCTCAAGGTCTGGTTAATCAATGCCGGGGTTTCGGGGTCGGGTGGGAGCGGGTTGCCCACTATATTAGGCAAGGCGTATTCAGCACCGGCTTCGGGCCATAGCATTTCGCTATTCGTTCCAGCGATGACAAGGAACAACGTCCCGGCAAAGCCGATAGCCACGACTCCAAGGCTCAGCAGGCCAACCCTTGCACTGCCGAACCGCAGCGTGGTCGGTAACGGGATGCGGAGCGCAGACAAGATTCTCAACTGCGGCACGTTTACTTTGGGCCATCTTGCCGATGGAATAGAAATCGTCTTCGGCCCCAGCTTAATTATCATTACTGCCGCTTCCCTCCTTGGCGAACCGCCCGGTTATCGCCGCTAGTCCTGCTGTAGTCGGCGTGGCAAAAATTGCGTAGGCCACCAAAATTATGTCGAGATGCGGAGCAACTGATGCAGGATTGCTCGTTGTCTGCCACACGATAATTATTCCCAAGATTACAAAGGCCGCCACGACTGGTGCCAACATTATCAGGGTCAGAAACTCCGCACCGGACAGGGTGGTTGTTGCTCGTAGTTTAACCTTTTCCAGTTCCACCCTGGTGTCAGCCAGTTGCTCCCGCAGTTCATCTATCTCAGCCATAAATCAGGTCGGGGTCATACAGATGGGCAACGTCCTTGGAGTCAATGACCGCCCAGCCGTTATGGTAGATGTGGGCGATGTTATCTCTCTTGTCCCACTCAGCCGATAGGTCACCAACGTAGCTGACGGTAAATACCAGGGCATCAGGGGATTCGGGCCGCCGTTCATCCCGCAGCCGCCAATCCCTGGAACTGCGCCGGTAGCAAAGCCGATTGTGAGTAGCTTCCCGCCTTTCCCCTTCCACTACAGGATGCGGTTCGGCCTTGGGCGGGCGGTACAGCGTCAGCGTTTCCCCGTCTATCCTAGCCATCCCCCGAAGGTTGATTCGGCCCCTTTGGTTATCAGTTCCCACCACCACGGCCTTCCCCAGAAACTCCTTGAAGTGCCAGGTCTGACTTTCAATGACCACCCGCATATAGCCGGCCTTTCTGTCCCAGCTCAGTTCGATATTATGTACGCCAGCGGGTATCTGGCGTTGCTCTCCGATTGGTTCGTCGCTCTGGTACTGGCTGTCTTCGTACAGGATTATGTTGCTAGTTACCATCAGCGACTACCTCGACCAATTCGGTCACGGCGGCTTCGGTCTTCTTGCCGTTGCGCTTGCCGAACTCCTTGGTAACTTCTTCCACGCAAGTATCTGGTACGGGCTGGGGCGGTTGATGGACTTTAAGCTGCCCCGTTTCCATAATCTGTACCCTATCCCAGGGCAGTTCCCCAGACTTCAACCCGGCGATGACTTCGTTATAGGTGTTGATGTCGTTCCGCAGGGACGCAACCACGGCTTCCAATCGGTCAACTTCGTTAGACCACCAGAGCGTGTTTCGGGCGATGATTTCAGGCGTTGGCATAAATTCTCCTATGCGTCTGCTATCGAACTTGCCAGTGACCCACTAGCCAGGCGGCTTTTCAAATCGGTGTAAGCCTGGGCGTAGGGGTTGGAATTGCTGGTCGGGTCGTAGGTGCAGGTGAAGTGGTCAATCTCCCGGCTACGGAGTCGGTTGCCCCACTCTGGATATTCCCCGCTGGCATTACGGACAGCGGCAGAAGCATGAAGAACCACGTCATAAAGACACTTCCAACTAACCGGGTCGGTGTCGTACTTCTTGACCGTGACGGATTGAATCCTGGCGTAGACACCCGCCACCGCCGAAGGTAGTCCTTGCAGTTTATCCGTGGTGAAAGTTATCGCCATTAGTTGCCCTCCGATAGAGCCAACTGGGTTTCTAAACTGGTGATGCGTTGTTCCTGGCTTTGGATTACCGTCTTCAAGTTATCGTGCATCTGGATAATGGTCGAATGATGGAGCATCGTCAGGCCGGACATATTTATCATCGCTCGTTGTTCCCACCGCCCACAATCCCGCTTTTTCCAATGAACTGAGTCCTTGCCAATCAGTTTCATATCGGTATAGTGGCACAGGTTATACATCATGTCCCTGCCGAATCTTTCCCGGTAACAGGGAACGGTTTCGGCCAGGAATCCTCGCATCAGTTCGATGTCACACTGGTCATCGAAGATGGCGGTTGCTAGATTGCCGTGCATCGTACCTTCATGGTCGAATATGAAGTTCGTAGTACATTCACTCCGCACGACGAGTATGTTCCCATCAGTGCCGACACAGGAAACGCTGCCGCTGCTGTGGGCACGACCAGCCAGCATTATTGGGCCTATCGCCGAAGTTGTCTTCGCCGTGCATTTGGTGGTTACATCACCCAAGAGTTTAACCCCGTATTCGCACTCGCTTGCCCCTTCTATCAGAATACCACCAGTAACTCGTATCTTCGCAATAATTCCATAAGTATCCGCTTCCATTTGGGCAACCATTGGCTGGCACACGTCACTACTCTTGAAAGCCATTATATCGTCATCGTAGGCACCTTGATTTATATTTATTCCTTGGGTCAAAAAAGTATTGGCACTATCATTGATGTGGAATTCTCTTGTTACGAACCTTGCCCGTTCATCACCACCCGTAGCAAAACCTATCTGATTGCCCCCTGCACGGAATAGTCCGGTTCCACTACAGCCGGTGAACGAATAGGATGGCGCACTTCCGGTGCCGTCTATGACACGAATACCAGTAGCCAGGATGTCATTACAGGCATGACCGATGTTAAGGATAGTGTTGGTCTGTGCATCCAGACTGGCAGCAAGTTGGGGTGAAGAGTCGCAAGCCACGCAGCCGCCACCAGCCGATGCCCAGGTCAGCGTTCCTGACCCATTCGTGGTTAGTGCTTCCCCACAACAGCCGTCATCAACCGGGAGCGTCAGCGTGTAACTTGCGCTCATATCTTGCGCCTTGATAGCCACATAGTTGGTTCCAGCACCGGAGTCTTCCATCAACCGGATTTCTCCGTCAGCGATTCCCCCGATGGTCACGAAGGTGCCGGGGTTCAAGGTGATACCACCAGCGTCCGACGTTAGGCAAATTGACCCAGTGCCGTTCCCCTGGTCAGCGTGTAGGATGATGGTTTCACTGGTGCCAGCATCGGCGGTCAGCCGGATGGCCCCGGCAGCGTTCAAGCCAGACTTAACGCCGATTCCCCCAACGTCCGAAAGCAGTTGGATGGACGCAACGCCTTCATTCACCGCCGTGCCTTGGTCGTTGTAAATCTGAATCGTTGAAGTCGTTCCACCGTCTGCGGTGATGTTGACGGCATTTGCCAAGTTCGCCGTGCTACGAATCCCCACGCCACCCGCATCGGATAGCAGACTGATGCTTTCCGCACCTTCGGTGACGCTCGTTCCAGTGTCATTGAAAACGGTGATACTAGACGTGGTGCCGCTGTCTACAGTCAGATTTATCGCATTGGCTAGATTGGCGGTACTGCGTAAACCAATGCCGCCAGCATCAGATAGAAGGCTGATTGATTCGGCCCCTTCCGTAACGCTTGTCCCTTGGTCGGAATGAAGGATGATGGTTTCGCTTGTCCCACCGTCAGCCGTGAGCCGTACTGAGCCAGCAAGGTCAGCCGTGGATTTAATGTTGATTCCCCCAGCATCGCTGAGAAGCTGTATCGAAGCCGAACCCTCTGTGTTGCCGGTGCCCTGGTCGTTAAACAAAGTCATTGAACTGGTCGTGCCGCCATCCACAGTCAAATTGATGGCGTTGGCTAGGTTAGCCGTGCTTCGCAGGCCGATGCCGCCAACGTCTGACAGGATGTTGATGCTTTCAGCACCTTCGGTCACGCTGGTGCCGGTGTCAGCGTGAATCTTAATCGTCCCGCTGGTGCCGGTGGATTGGGCGATGTAGATGGCAGCGGCGGCGTTGCTGGATGAAACAAGGTCGATGTCACCACTGGATAGCATATCGACATCGGTGCCGTCGTAGTCGATGGTGCCGTTCACGTCCAAGGCTCCCGATAGCGTCAGCCCGGTAAAACTGGGACTGGCTGTCCAGGCTGGGGCGCAACTGGCCTGGTGGAGAATGTTGCCATTCGTCCCCTTGGCGACACGGGCCGGGACATTAGATCCAGAAGCATAGAGTATATCTCCAGCCGTTGTTAAGACGGCAGGCGCGGTCACATTGAAATTATCGCGGACGTGCGTCGTCATTATGGCGGCGGTAACTACTTCGCCGGTCGTCCAACAACGGGGGGTTGTCCAGGCCAATGTGGTCCCTCCTAATAAGCTAGTCGGGTACTGTTGCCAAGGCTCGATTCACCGATGATGAAGAAGCCCGCATACCCGCTGGCTTGGCTTAAAGTAAAGGTAGCTCGGTGGTTCAACTGAGAATCTAATTGATGGTAGATCTGTTCCACGAAGAAATCCTCGTTGATCCCTAAGCCCGCGCCGTTAGAGGCCGTAACGGTCACCAGGTCGCTGATCTCCCTGGCATAGATATCGGTCAGGGTAGCCGTGGACCGGTTCCCAACCATAGTTAGCCGCAGGAGAGGGACCGGGTCCTTCCAGGTCGCTACATGGAAGTCAGCCCAGTTCTGGGCTTCGGTGGAATCCGGGACGAATTTTCCGGGGTGCGGGTAGGTCCGCTTTCCGAACGCCGTCTGGCTAGTCGAATCTGTAGCGACGATCTCCACCGGGTCTTTGGTGGTGACCTTGTGTCCCTGGGCCTGGAGCTTCGTGATATAGACCGTGGCGCTGTGACCGTTGGTCAGGCTGATATCCATCGACTGGGCTCGCTTGGTCAGGCTCACGGTGATATTGCTCGTTCGGTTGGTCCCGGTCCCGTCCGCTGAGTCGTTGGCTAAGTAGTCGGTGGTCGCCGTGAGATTAGTCCAGAAGTCTACCGCCCGAGATGTGGAAGCCGTGCCACTGGTTGGATAGGCGGCCGTGAAGACCCTAGCTGCTCCAGCCGATATGCTGGGCGACAAGGAGCCGGTTTCCGGGTGCGTCCACAATACTTCAGTATCCCCGCCAAGTTCGGTCTGGGTGCCGAGGGCCGAGCTACCGAGGATCCAGGCGCCGCTATGCAACTGGACCTTGGCCCGGAGCTCGTTAAATATGAATTTAAGCGGATCGATCTGGCTTATGTGGCTATATGCTAAGGCCGCCCCTGCACTATCGCTGTATGTGGCCTGTGAGGTCGTAGAACGGGTATCCGTGCTTCTGGCGTGGCGGTCACGGTAAACGATGGCGCCAGCCGCATTCTCTTCCAGCAGTCCGGTTTCCGTTTCCTCTATGATCCGTAAGGCGTCGAAGGTCTTCATCTGTTCCGTCCAGAAACGGGGGAAGGTAACGATACCGGTATCCAGGTCCCGGTCACCATCAGGCCACCCCGCCGCATCCAGGACTTCTCCGCATAGTTCCCCTGCCTTCTTGTTGGCGAACATGGTTGTCGATACCCGGAACTTGTTCAGATAGCCCAGAGCTCCGATAGCCTTCAGCCTCGCCTTATTGGCGCCCGTCGCGCTGGGGACCGGCTCGATGCTGTCGACGAACCCGGACCATAGGGTAGTGGTGGTAGAGCCATCGTTGCCGGTGAGCTTCACCTTCCGGCCTGGCACCAAGTTCCCGGCCAGCGGGCTCGAAGTATTAAAGGTGGAATAGTCCCCGGATTCATTATTTAGGTCCGCTACCAACGATCCCGCGACTGCCTTCCCCACCAACTGCGAAGCGTAGTCATTCCCCCGCTTCCACTCACAGGATAGGGTCCGGGCCGTGACGTCTTCCCCTGTATCTGAAAAATCAGAATCCCCGTTCCAATCTATAGCCAGCACATACGTTCCCCGTGCCATCTATTTGGCCTTCCTCTTACGTTGGTTCCTGGCTGTCGCCATCGCTATCGCCACGGCCTGCTTCTGAGGATAGCCGGACCTCCGAAGCTCCTCCACGTTGTAGCTGACGGCCTTCTTGCTTTTCCCTTTCTTCAACGGCATCAGGCTTCCCCGAATACCCCACGGAAGCCACCGGAAAGGGCGTGGTCACGCACCGCTTCCACCACCACCCGGCGTAGGTCTTCCAGGCCGTAGACGGCCCCGTGAAAATGAAACTGATTGGAACCGGGGCCGGTGCCGCTGGGATGCACCCTGGCCCCACCGGGCAGGGAAACCACTTCCGGCCCACGCTCACCAACCAGGGCCAAGCCGCCCGTTGCTATACCGCCGCCTTGCATCGGGCGCATCCACTCATGCGCCAGCACATTCTCTGCAATACCCCGATACTCCAAAGGAATCACGTTCTTTGCTATTTGGGATTCCAAGGCTTCTATCTGATACCTTGTTGCCCGTATTCGTTCAGTCTGACGCTGGTAAGCATCTTGCAAAGGTCTGACAGTACCAGTCCAGTATTGTTGCCTACGCTGGGATGCGCCAAACCCTGTACCAGCGTATTGTTGCATCCCGGCTTCGGCCTGTGTGATGGCTTGCCGCATCGACGGCAAAGCACCCTTCTGGCTTTCAAGGGCGTGTTGAACGGAGCGTAATTTCTCCCGCTGTTCTGCCATACTTGCAAACTGCGGTGTACCCTTAAATTTTTCAATCATCCTTTGCCGTTCTGCTTCGGCTGCGTCTTTTTCTTCGTCCTTCCTTTTCTTTTCTGCCCTGTCCCTTGCTTCATCCAGCTTCCTGTTTTCTTCCGCTGTAAACCCTTCTAGTTCATCCCCCCACGAATGGATATTGTCAGTGAGTTTGTCACCTATACGGTCAAGCGTTTTCTGAATTTCAAAATCAGCGTCACCAAGAAGTGGGGGGATTTTATCAAGGGCATGGCCGATTGCGTCCGGCAATTCTTCCCACTTCTTTCCATGTTCATCAAGACCACGATTGCTCCGCTCTATTTGTGCCAGAATCTTATCAGTTGTCCTTCGCACACCTTCAAATTCTTCTTCCATATTTTCGACTTTTTGCCGGGATAGGAAGGCGTCAATCTCAGCGTTCAATTCCAAGGCGTTAGTTATCTTCGTTGAAGCGGTTTCTACCGCAGCAACCTTGTCCCGTTCCGCCTGCGCTATCTTCTGGGCGGCTGTCATGGCTTCATCCCCGGCTTCTTGGAAGGCTTCCGCTATGTTACGGGTTGCCGTTGCTGTCCTGACCGCCATTTCCTCAGTAATCCCCGTGGCTTTGTCTACTTCAAACCCCCAGCCCCTAGTGCTGGCTGTTATAACTTCTGTGGTTTCCTTGAATGATGTCTGCATTTTATCGGTGTTGGTTTCTATTGCTTCTGCCAGAAACCCAGATTCATCGTCCATATCTCCCATAGCGGCACCACCGGAATCAGCCCAGCGGTGCATGGCCCCTTCCATACTATCTAGCTTGCTGATGCCGCTATCTATCGCCCTTTTTATTTTGTCCATGCCAGGAACAAACGTCAGCATAGACCGGATGGTTTCTAAAAACTTCTTCCCCATATCGATGATATTGACCACGAATTTGCGGATGTTGTCCTTCACTATTACGATAATCTTGTCCCAGTTCTTAATGACGGCAATTATGCCAATGATGGCCGCTGGGATTAAGGCTAGTGGGCCAAGGATGAAGAATAGAGCAACACTTAGAGCGGCAATCGCAATCTTCACATTCACTGACCAATTTTCCCAGTTCTTCCAAACAATGATAGAAGTGGCTATGACAGCAGCTATTGCAAGGATGACTAAAGTTATGACCCCCATCGACAGATTAAGTTTCACAAATGCCACTGATACAAGACCTATGGCTGTCACTATGGTAGGCAACAACAGAAGCAACGGCCCTGCCACCAACAATATTCCGCCGATAGCCGTAGCAGTCAGCCCCAGAACCTTGGTTAGTGTTGGGTGGGCTTCCGTCCATTCGATGATGCTACGGGTGGCGGCTTCTATTTTTGGTAATAGGTTTTCTAAAATGGGTAACAGGTCATCCCCCAGGACTTGGAACAAATCCCCTATACGGTTCTTCAACTGGGCCATAGGGTCTGCATTCGCTTCAGCTTGCCCACCGAATTTTGCCATGATTTCCGTCAGGACAGCCGTGCTGCCAGCACCCTTTTCGACTTCAACGCCATACCGCCCCAATGCGGTTTCTTCACCACTGATGGCACGGGCCACCAGAGTGGCCGCCGCTCCCAAGTCCATTTCCTTGGCAGCCGCCAAGTCCATCGTGGGAATCATGGCGGCCATAGCGTCATCGTAGCTGCCGCTGACTTGAACAAGTTCTTGCAACGCCTTGCGTTGTTCTTCATCCCCGAAATTGGTCTTGCGCTGCTGGGCTGACGCTAGGGCTTCAATCTGCTGCTTCTGCGCCGCATAACTAGTGCCAACATTCTTCAACGCCTGGTCTAATGAGCGTATCCCCTGTTGCTGGTCGAATGATGATTTGACGGACATAGCAGCAATGCCGGTGATGGCACCACCGATGGCGGTGGCCGCCAGACCGATGGCACGGCGGTGCTTCTGGAAGCCTGCCGCCATCTTGCCCATGTTCCCTTCAATCTTCTGAAACTGGGCAGAAGCCTGGTCACGGGCCTGGATTAAGACTGATACGGTTGAAGCGTCAGCCATCGGTTTCCACTACTTCTATCATTTCCTTCCACAAGGTTATCTGGGATGGGTGCATCTTGGACGCATCCTGATTATGTTGGTCTTTCGCAGACATCAGCAGCCGGTAATCCAAAATATCCCTGACCAATCTCCAATCTTCATCCATGACTTCACTGGGCAGGCATCCGAAGGATTCACAAAGGATGCTAACGGTTGCCGCTACTGGCTGGGGGCCGTCACCAAGGATGTGTTCGCCAAGTTGTTTGAGCCTTTTTTTCTGGTGTCTGTCCCTTCCTGTACACCCGAAGCGTTGACCAACCACAACAGTTCATCCGATGACAGTTCTTCTATGACATCGGGCCGGTTGTACGGTTGCTCCATCGGCTCCCCCACAAGGTCTGTCCAGTTCCAAGCGATGATGCGCTTGGACAATTCGATGCAGAGTTGGGACAGGCTTTCCCCCAGGCCGCTGGGGTCATCGCTACCCCGTTGCAAACGGCTTAACTGCATCACTTCCTTCACCGCCATCACCGGCATGATTTCCACCCATTCACCGATGTGAACATAGTGCGGTGTTCCCGGTTCGACTATCTCCCCGTCTTCGATGATTTGCCCGATGCTGATGGCGCATTCATCGCTGGGAACCTTGACCGTTGGTATCTTGGGCTTCATGGAGCCTCTCCTTTTAGAACATTTGACCGTTCTAATTTTCCCTGGCCTAGTATCATGGTCTTGTATACTTTGTACAATGTACTATCAAAAACAGCGAAAACCCCTAAAATCCGATGCCCTTTCTTTGGCGTTCTAAGCTGTTTCCACGAAGATTCCTTCCTTACCCATCCTAATATACGGAACGTTATGCTAAAAACACCCAAACAGATGTTCGGAAAACCGGGGCGTTTTTAGAACACCCCGGCTCCCGATTATGGCCTTCTAGCAGGCGGATTTATCCCCTGGTGGGAGCGGCTGCATCAGCGGCAGCAGACCCGCCGTTGTGCCGGAAACTGGCCGAATAAGTTATCGGCCCACCAACCGTGCTGGTGATGGAATAGCTTGTGACGATGGCAAAACCGTTGTATCCCGTGCTGCCATCCGGTTCAAAATCCCATTCTTCACCTTCCAATCCTAATTCCCCGAAGATGGTCACATCGCCCTGGCTGGATGCCAAATCAGCGAACCCCGAAACGTCGATGGTGGCGGTGGGTTTCCCCGCCAGGAAATTTTGATAGCTATCACCGAAAGCGGTGATGTCTGCTTCCGGTACGGTAAAATTCAGGCTAACGCTTGACAGTTCATCTTCAATCGCCACGGAATCGAAACTGAAATCCGCATCCTTTCCATGTGTTCTTGCCATCGGTCATTCTCCTATATATGGTCTGTACGGCCCTGAGAAGCCCATACAGCCGTGCTATGAAACCGCCCGTGTGGTTGACCCGCTGCATTGGAACGTGACCGTGTATGTGGCCGCATCCCCCACCGGCAGACTGATGCTATAACTGGACACCATCGCCCCGGTCAGCCCGCTGGATGTGCAAGTGTATTCCGGTGAATCGGTATCCGGCCCAGCCCCATCGGGGTCATATATCAAGGTCTTCGGGCCAGATGTTAGGGCGATATGGTCGAATATCGTGGCATCCCCATCACTGGCAAAGTCCATATCCAGCGCACCGGATACATCGAAGGAAACATCTTTCTTACCCGCCAGGAAATTCTGATAAACGTCACCAAATGCCGTGATGTCACTTTCGGTCACCGATGCGTTCATCGTGATGCTGCTTAATTCATCTTCTATTGCCACGGAATTGAACGAGAAATTAGAATCTTTTCCGTGCGTCCTTGCCATATCTATCTCCTACGTTACGAAGTAGCCGAATGACACATAGTTTTGGAACGTCCGGCTTCCCGTGCCAGACGATTGAAGTTTCACCCGCCACCATGATTCTGATGCTCCTGGGGCGGTGGCGGTGGTGACGATGTGCGTTCCATTGGCACCCGTGGATTGCGTGACGGTTCCAAAGTTGATTCTGGTTGTGGGGCTTCCCCATGTGTCATTCGTTTCACTTTGAATTTCCAGGGCGATGGTGTTGGTGCCAGACCCGCCCAGTTCCACCATGCGCCAGATGCCAATGATGGTGTTCGTTGCGGCTATCACGCCGCTGTTATAGCCAGTACCGTTGACTACCACGGTTGACCCGTTACAGGTAATCGTGTTTGCCAGGATGATTTGGCTGCGGAACGGTGCGCTTGCACCTTGCCAGGTGACGTTGCAAGCGATGACATCCCCAACGCTGCTGACACGGGGCGAAGCACTTATCAGCGTTGGCCCTTCGTATCCCACGTTCCCCTGAGTTAAGCCACCGGGATAGATGCCCACCCGCCTTGCCGTAGCGGTCAAATCGGTGAACATTTCCCCATCGTAGTTTGGGGAACTTGTTGACCAAAGCCCATTCACGTCAAACGTGAAGGTGGGCTTGCCCTGGACATAGGTCATATCGCTATCCGCAAAGGCCGTCACGTCAGCCGGGGTTTCGGCAAAGCTAAGAGTCATCGCATTGGACACGCCGCTGAAATCGAATTCATCGACCAGTAACCCGGCAGATTTAGCGTGGATTCTAGCCACGGTTCCTTCTCCTTCTGGGCTTGGGTGCCTTCGCTAACTCCCCTTGCGCCCATTCAGCGTCCGATTCTTCGTATATCTTCACGACCTTCAGCCGTATCAATTCATCGATGTCCAGGGGTTCATCCCCGTCCAGGGCGAACCGTTGGCCCCGGTTGATGCGGATGGATGATGGCTTCACCCCCGGCCCTTGGGCCATCAGCATCTTCTTCAGGGCCAGATACCAGATTGGTTCTTCTTCTGCTTCAGCCGTCTTCTTCGTACTTGTCATTTCTTCGTAAAGCTGAACTGGTCGTCGGGGATCGAGTTATCGAAGGCTCTCACTTCCTGGCACTTCTCACACCGGCCCTGGCTGGTCTTCCCCTCGGCCGGTTCGATGATCCAGTAGTGGACACAGGAGCCTCGTTTAGCTTTGGTCGGCAATTATCCGGTATAGACCTCCGACATGCTGGAAGACTACTCCCGCCTGGTCTTCTGCCAGGTAGATATCGGATTCCCGTCGGCACATCAGCAAGGCGTGGCCCGTGATGCTGAGCGACGCGTCTTGCATGACGCTGTCGATCTGGGTATCGATATCCCCCGCCCCCTTGGGCCAGATGCTACGGTCGATCGCCTTGACCATGTAGATCGCGGCCCCTCCCCTTCCCGTGAATGCGAAGTAGTCGTCCACCTTGCTCATGGCCTGGAAGACCACGAAGGGCGGCTCCGTGCCCTGGGGCGCGA